CAACACCGGCTCTTGTCATGCCTGCTCCAGCCTTTGTAGGCCTGAAGTTCTTTTTATTTCTTGCTGGCATTTTACCTTTAGCTGAACCACCGTTAGCTAATGCTTTTCTACCATCAGGAAAATTTCCAAAGTATTGTTTAGGTTCACCAAATCTTAATCCAAAATCATTTCTACTCATGGCATTACCTTCTTTCCATAATATTTAACTGAACTTGGATTAGAGACTTTTACTCCTCCTAAACTACCTTGAATGAAACTACCTCTGTAATCTCTTTGAGCTTGTTTCATCATAGAATTCATTTTTGGGTTTGGTCTATCACTTGTTGGTGACATTATTCCTCCCATAGCTGCTCTTTTTCTTTTTGCAAAAGTTTTTACATTTGTTGGTTTTGGTCCAACGTTACCCGCTGCTCTTTTTCGTCTGACAGCACTCGCCCTTTGCGAGTCGGTCATCCGTGTGGCTTTGGCAAGTGGCACGCATTTTGGATACTTCCGTTTCGCGTCTTTCTTTTGTTTTGAACGACCACATTTTGCAAACGATCCATCTTTTCGTTTGCTCCCAATATCGACCCAGTTTTGTTTGAACCATGTCTTTAAACCTTCTTTAGCCATTACGAATTTTTTCCGATAGCTTCTCTGTTCATTCCTTTTTTACAAAGGCCACCGCCTCTTAGTCCTTGTCTTCTTAATCTTTGAGTCGCTTCCATCAGACCACCGCCCATTTTACCTGGTCTTTTGATAACGCCTCTACCCATTAGAATATCTTTCATTGTAACTTTGCCATCACCTGAAAGATCTGGAAACTTTTTAGAAGGACCACCTTTTTTATACATTGCTCTAGGCATCATTGTCATGCCACCACCCATAAAATTTCTTCTTTTAAATCTTTTTTCTCTCTGCTCTGGAGTCATTTTTTTCTCGTTTGGTTTAGGTCCCATTTTAGTTGGAGATTTTGAAAGTCCTTTTAGTCTGTCTATTTGCTGTCGAGATAAAACTCTTCTACCTTCTCTATAACCAATTCTTCCTCCTTCAGCTTTAGCTGGTTTAGGTCCTTTGAAATCTTTTCTTTTTACGCCAGATGGATCTTTAATTTTACCTGCACATATTTTAGATGCGTAGGCATTAGCATAGGCGCTAGGGTATACCTTAAATTTTCTCTTCGCTGCTGCTTTTCCTCTTGGACATAGTTTAGTCATAATTAACCTCTTGCTGTTTGTTTTGCTCTTTTAAAATCAGATGCTTTTGGTGCGCCCTTTGCACCTTTCTTTCGCATCTTACCGCCTCTTTTTCTTTTCGCATGTATGTTTGCGTATAAACCTTTTCCCGCCATTATTTTTTCTCCTTAACACTTTTGTGAAAAACTCCGCTACCAATTTTTCTGGCTTCTCCAGTATCAATCATTTTTTTAACGTCTTTAGAGGCTTGAATACCTTCTTTTCTTTTTTTCTGTAATGATTCTAGCTTTTGCATTCGATCAATAGATTTTTTAGTTCTAACGATGTTAGCTCTATCTACTGCAGTTTTAGCTTTTGTACCTCCAAATTGTTTAAACTTAGAGCTAATTTTTTTCATAGTGGTTTTAAGTTGTCTTGGTTGCGTTATCGTAGGAGACGCAGTGCCTTTCTTTTTAAGAAAATTAAAAATTTTAAAATATTTACTAGCCATTATTTTTTGCCTCCGTTTCTAAATATTTGTGTTCCTTTTATACCAAAAATACTCGCCACGACAAGTATCCACAGGTTTGTAAACCAAGATGGTAAAGATTGAAAGTATTCAAAGAATAATTTTACTTTTTCCATCGCTTCAGGGTCGTCTGACATGACTGCCCACATTAACACAATAATGGGCGCCGATATAATTATGAGAACAAATTCATCCTTATAGTCGTTTTGCCTAGCTTCAAGTAATTTACCCTGGTAAGCCTCTTCACCCCGGGCCATTTTCTCAGCATGCATAAGTTGTGCATCAGACATAGCCATTTTCGTCTTTTGACGATTAGAATATATCCTCGCGCCAGCTTGCATGGCTATTTTTGCCAAACTGAACCAAGCCATTAGTACGCCTTTGAGTTTCTTCTTTTTTCAGCCAGCATTCTTTTTTGTCCACCAACTGGCATTTCAGGTTTTCCTGTACCAATTAAGTTATAAGCTTTGTCAGCAGTAGTTTTAGATCTAGGATCTATCTCTGTTTGCTGATCACCAACTTTAACCGGCTTAATTTTATCTAGTTTTTGCATTTTTACTCCTTGTTTTTCTCTTCTCTACCCCTTTTATCGTGCCTTTGTTCTTAGACGCGTAAAAAACTGTGATGCCACGCTTTTTGCCGTATTGTTCCTTCATGGATTTCATAATTTTACGGCCTTTTTTATTCAATGGCATTATTCTTCTACCTCAATAGCAGTTATACCTGGTTTATCAGCCTTTGCAAGGCTTACTCCAGCTCTTAATTTTGCTAATTTTTCGTTTTGTTCCATTTTTTCATCAACAATGTCTCTTGCTTGCATTAATTTTGCTCTATCGAACTCTGCTTTTTTCTGATCGGCCTCTTTTTTACGTTCATTTTCCATCGCACGTAGGTCAACCTCTCTTGCTTTTAGTTTTAGAAGTGGGTCCGAATCAAATTGTGATGTAATTTTCTTCTCTTCCATCATAAAGTCTTGTGTCATCTCTGCAATTAGCACAGATTTTCTTGCTTCTATCTCTTGTGTGATAGCTTGTACTTGTCTTGCAGCATCAGGATTGATTGGAGCTTGCTGTTGTAGAGTTTGTAGTTGTTGTAATTGTTCTCTAAACTCTAATTGTACTTGTTCTTGCGCCATTAAACTAATGTGCTCTAAAATATTTTTTTGTATTGCAGCCATAACAGCAGGATTATTTCTAACCATGTTTGTAGACATGAAATTTAAATGTGCTGTGATGTGTGCTCTATGATCTTGACCAGGAAAAGCTTGGAATGGTTTGCCTGCAAGAGCCATAATGTGCTCCATGCTAGGATCCATAGGCTGCACTGGCATTGGTGGTGGTAAAACTTGGTCTATATTTTTAACGCCAATAGCTTCGTACATATTTCTGTAAGCTGCATATAAATTATGTATCTGTGGATTAGATGTAGCTAGTTGTAATTCTGTTTGTGCTAGTGTGATTCGTTGTGACATTGAAAAGATATTAGGATCTGCAACTGGTAATATATCTATTCTAGAATCAAAGTCTGCTTGTTTTACTAATCTTGCTCCACCCACAACATCATATGGATACTCTGGTGGTAGATATGTAGCTATTACACTTGATAATAATTTAAATTCTTTTTTCATCGAGCCATACAATCTTTTGTGTATAGCTGACATAACTTTTGATCCTCTTTCTAAAAGAGCAATCGTTGTCCCTACAGCTGCGTTCTGTGTGCCTTCACCGATTTGTAATTCAGATATGGCCGCGAATCTCTGACCTGCTTGAACCACGATACCCATTAATTGTAATAGAGTAGCTGATGGTTCTTTGTATGGTAGAGGATAGAAAGCATCACGAAGACTGCCTCCTGGGGCATCTACGTCTTTAAATTCACCAGGTTGAATTGGTGCTGCTTCATCTCTTACCCGCACCCCTCTTTGTTTAAAACCAGCAGGTAGGTTTGACAAAGTTCCTGCATCTAATAATTGGCGGAGAGCGACCGTTGCCGTTCGACTCAATCCGCCAATCATATGTATCAATCCAAATCCGTAGAATCCTAGTCCTGGCAGAAATTTAAAGTGGACAAAATATTGGACTCTTTCTTTTTTTGGATCGTTGGGCGCATAGTTCCTTCTTATCGAAAGAACCGTTCCGCTACCTTCTTCAACAGTTACGATGTAAGGTAGCTTGATACCAGATGGCTCGCCATCTGGACCAATGTCTTCGAAGCCTTCTAAATCTAGATCAACATGACACTCAAGAAGTGTGTATACTGTTTGTTGTTTTCCAGATTTTTTAGTGCCTTCTAATTCTTTTTCTTTTTTAGAAACTTCATCTCCTGCGCTCATAGCTGGTGGACCTAGATCCACATCAGAATAAAAGCCAGCGACTTGTTGTTTTCTTAAATCATTTTCTGATATTTTTATAACGTGAATAATAGATTCTGCTTCGTCTAAACTGTTTGCAGTGTAGGGTACAACTAAATCGTCTGCAGGTATAAATTTAGATACAGCTCTACCAATCATCGAATCATAGTAAACTTTTTTAAATGTAGAACCAGCTAGTGGTAAATGAAATAACATCGAATCAAACTCTGGCTCATACTCTTTCATCTGATCCATGATTTGATAGTTCATGAAATCTTTTACACGCTGCGCTTGTTGTTCTTTTGCAGGCGTAGGGTTTCCAAGTATCTGTGTTCTCACTGGACCGTCTGCTGGTAATAGCTCTTTGTATGCTGTGGCTTGGAACTGTGTAACAGCTTCTGCCAACACTGGGTGCGTTGCACCTGAAGCTCCTTGAAACGGTTCCGTTCTATTCTCGTATTTAAATCCTAATAGGTCAAGTCCTTCTGTGTAAGATCTTTCCCAATCTTTTCTAGACATTTTGTAATCCATGTAATTAGACTTCATCTCACTGCCTAGTGGATCTAAAACATCATCAGGTAAAATATCTGCAAGGTTATCAAAATGTGATTCAGTGCCAGGTATGTTAATTGCACCTGGTTCAAAGTCGATCGTTGCACCGCCATCTTGTTCGGGTGTAACTTCAACAGGTAATTGTTCTTTGATTTCTTCCTTTACCTCGACCTCTTCGCCCGGAACTTTAACCTCGGTACGAGTGTTAGGAAGTCCTTTTTCTATATCTGCCATTTAAACTCCTATCGTTTCTTAACATTTTTTAACAGAGAAGCCAAGCCTTCCGAATCAGGTCCTTTTTCTGGTGGTGGGCCTGACTCTTTACCAGCTAGTTTAGCAATACCTCCACCAGCTGCAGCAAACTCTGATATACTTTGTTGCTCTGCATCAAACAATCTTCTTTGTTCTGGTGTCATCTCTTGCATTCTTCTTCTTTGTTCTGCTCCTAATCTACCCAACTGATAGACACCTTCACCTGCTAAAGTTGCAAGACCAAGAGGTGATACGACTCTTGCAGCTCTTGCTGCAAGTTGTGGTGATAAACCTAAATTAAAAAATCTTTGTACAATCGGTGCTGAACTAACTCTGCTTGTCTGTCTAACAAGTTCTGGTGCAAAAGCAGCCTCTGCCCCTAGTGCAGCTCTGTCTATGCCGCTAGACAAATCTGGTTGAAAAGCTAGATTCAAAGCCACAGCTCCTGTTGGAGTTGGTATAGCTTTAATCGTTTCACCAATACCTTTTAACAAACCAATGTTAGCGCCAAGGGTTGGACCACGTTGCTGTGCAGTTTTTGCAGCTTGTGGAAAAGTAGATTTAATAAAATCAATATCAGCTTTTGATAAATCTTTTACAGGCTTATCTATTAAACCTTGGCCAATAACATTTGCATAATTTTTATTAAATACAAAAGGTTTCAAAGTTTTTTCGTCCACCAATACGGCTTGTAAAGCCCCATTAGTTTTTAAAGATATATTAGATAATTTTATATTTATGTCTTCTAATTTTTTAGAAACCTCTTTAGGAACACTACCAGGCTCTACCCCTTTAATTAATTTCATTCTTTGTTTGTGCAAAGAATTTGCTTCTTTTTCTAATGGGGGTAATATCTCTTGATTAACTTTTCTTGTATCCAAACCTAAATTGTCTGCTAAATAAGGAACACCTAAGTCTTTTAATTGTTTTAAACTAGCTCTATGTGCAAGATCTAAATTTTCTCCAGCTCTCCCTAACCCGGCTTTTCTTTTTGCGTCCACTATCTGTTTTTCTTGTGTTCTACCTGAGACATCTTTAATTAATTGTTTTCGTCTTTTCTCAATAATCTTTTTTTGTTTTAAATCACCCTCGTAAGTTTGCTTTGGGTATTTCAAACCAAGTTCTCTAGCCATCAGTCCAATGTCTCCTACTGTTGTGCTAGGAGATTTAGTTTTGTAAAATTTTTTATAAAAATCTTTTTGAGTCAAAACCCCAGCTTTCTCTGCTGCAATACTGTCTACAGGATATTTATATTTTTTTCTAACCTCATTCT